GTCAGTTTGAAACTGACGTATACTGGGAATTGCTTGTAGTTGTGTTATTAGAGAGGCGTGTATGGTCATACGTGCCCATACATGCTTCCAGCAGTTATGAGAATTTTACTGAGTGAAGGAAACACTCGCCCTTTAGGGCTAAAAAATTACCAAATTTGAGACTTTCATTATATATTTGTTCATTTCGTTTATAGATCGCTTGTCTCACGGTTTTAGAAATTTACAAAGAGTCATTAAAGACTATAAAATACGCTATTTAAGTATAGAGCATTAAGGAAATATAACCATATGGATGCATAATTCGATGCACATGGTATTATATTAAACTTAACGTACACTTAGTGTGAGTTGATTGTGGACATCAACAAGATTTAGTCCACCAACTTTTCATAATGTTTAGAACATTCGCAGACGCATTAGGGAGTTTAATATTGTCGAACCCTATTACTGTTGTTAATAAAGCTTTAATTTTATACGGAAGTACCGGAATTATTAAATAGACACTTTGGTCAGCTAGAGTTCCTTAAGTCTAGCCATCAAATCAACGGGGGGATGTTTTATCATCAACCCGGAGCCGTAGAGTCACGGATATTGTCAATTTGAAAGAGCTTGCTCTTAGTTGGATATTAGAAAGCTATTAAATTAGTGATTAAAACGTGTCTCGCTTTGTGAACACCTTCAAACCTTTCTTTGGTTTGATCGTTCACTTCGGCTTTTTGATCTTTATTATTATTATGAATCAAAAAGCAAGTGGATATCAAACTGTCAGCGCCAACGACGCCATTAAATTCGTAGAACCTCAAGCAGAGGAATTAAATTATAAGCAGGCGTGCAGAATTTCGTTCAAGAAGAACGGAAACAACGAGCGCAGGAGTGCGAAAGATCAACGGCGGATCAAAAATATTAAGCGTAAGGCTTATATTGCAAAGAAGGAAGCAGAACGTATTGCTAAGAATGTTCCTCATGGAGAGGAATCTATTAACATGCGTAATGAATTACTTCATGCAGCTAGTGAAACACCACTTCTTTCAGAATGGGAACGTAATGAGGAAGGAATCAAAGAATTATTGGATTCTATTTCTGACATTACAGCCACATCTGGAGAAAGTGATATGGAGTATTGGGTTTCACATTTGGAGAACATTGTCATTTTAGGATGGCAAGTTTCTAAAGCACAAAACTTTATGGATGTTTTTGTAGCAGTTATTGCTTACATTAAGATGAACACCAAAAGGAGCGTGCTCAAACAGATTACAGATTTGATTAATGAATTAACGTATGTTATCAAACCTGAAGATTTGGATCCCCAGGCGTGGGAAGCCGCAGATGTTTTACAGACATGGGAATTGTTTAAGACTAACACTATCTTTACAAAGATTTCATTTCTTATTTCTGCAGCTATGTCTTTATCTGTTTGTTCTATTAAGGAGATTGAATGGTCTCCTTTCGGTTTGAAATTGATTGCAATCGAAGCAGCAAAACAGCAGTTGAAAGCTGTTGATGTTATTGATGCAATTATTTCAACTTTTACTTGGATTGCCGAGACTGGATATCGTGTAATTCAAGAAGGATCATTGATGCCTTTGTTATATTCTGATCAGAGAATGAAAGAGTATAATGAGGAGTGCGATTGGGTTCTTGCCAATGCCGAACAAGCTTTGGCTGGAAACCTTGGAGAGATCAATGACTATGAGCATAAGGTTGATAATGTTCTTCGTCTTACTTCTGAAATGAAGGCAGCGAAGGATAGTGGACCTACTGCTCTTTGGTTGCAAAAACGTTATTCGGAATTGGTCAATATCAAACATAAGATTATTGCCAAACATAGAAATACCGCTATTCGCTTTGCACCTTTTGGAGTTGGAATTACCGGACCTTCGGGTGTCGGTAAATCGACTCTAAGCAAATTGGTCATGAAGACCGCTTTGCATGCTATGGATTTTGAAACTGATCCAAAGCGTATTATTACTAAAGATATGTTTGATAAGTATGATTCTACATACACATCAGATATTCTTGGTATGTTTATGGATGATGTTGGAAATGGAAAATCTGAATTTGCTCAGGTATCACCAACTGATGTCATTATTAAGTTCTTCAATAATATGGCAGCGCAAGCTGTCAAAGCTGAACTAAATGCCAAAGGTGTTGTTTTTATTGCATTTAAGGTTGGAGTTTTAACCTCTAACTTTGCAGATTATAATGTGCGACACTATTCTGAGAAGCCAGAAGCTTCTCTCCGTAGGTTTATCCATACTAGAGTGCATATTAAGCCTCAATATCGTAAACCTGGTTCTATTTCATTAAATCCTGAACACCCTGATTTGTGTAACGCTGATTTGACACAAGATGTTTGGGAATTGGACATTGAAGAATGTCATATTTTTGAAACAGGACATGGTGCCGACGCCTATAAGTTCCGTATTTTGGAAACTGAAGTAGACGGCGAGAAGATTAAGTGTGAAAAGCTTGATCTTATCACATATCTCAAAGTAATCATTGCTCTTGCTAAACGTCATAAGCGAGTTCAGGAGAGCGTTATGGCTCGTTCAAATGAGTTTGATGAAATGGAGATGTGTTCTGAGTGTAAACTACCGAAACCTATGTGTGTATGTAAAGTTCCACATGGTTTGGAAGATTTTGGAGAGATTGTTGCCAATGCTGCAGTTAATTCCATGAGGAATTATGTTTCTAACGTGTTTTCTCCATTCAGATTAATTAATGAAGTGGTTGGATACAAGCCCATTAAGAATTTGACCACTAAGAAGTTAGAGAAAGAGGTCGGAAAGGCATTAGACAAAAATCTAACGCCGTTCCTTGTTTCTCTCACGCCTCAATGGATTTTCCAGACGGGTGTTTACCAGAAGCTGTTGTCTCACTGGTATTCCTCCGCCGCATCGTATGATTTGTATCGTCAATTGCGTTTTGGAATTTCCGTTGGTACTGGGTTGGCTTTGCTAGGACTTTATAAGAAAGATAAAGTTATGACTAGTACTGCTATAGGAAGTACCTGGATTGGATCCATGGTTCTTTGGGCTCAGTGTAGAGCCCGTATTACCAAGTGTAAGGAAGAATACTTGGAACGTCGTGATGCTCTCCCGGAATTTATGAAGGGAGCTCGTGACGGTGTAGTGGGCAAAGGCGTGTTTGCCATATCAACTCTCATTGTTGGGTTGAAATTGTTCCGTATGTGGAACAAAGCTCGCTTGAGTAAATCTGGTCACAGTTTGGAGAATCCTGATGAATCTCCTGGATGGTTTGGTTTCATGATGAAGAAGATGTATCTTGACACGAAAGCTAGCCCAAAGATGATGAATGTTAATATTGAAGACCAGCGTCGAGCTTTTGAGCGAAATAATTTGTTTTGGGCAGAATTTACACGTGCTGATGGATCATCCATTAAGTGCAATATTTTCTTCCCTCGCAAATGTGTGGCTTTTATTCCACGCCACGTTTGGTACCCCAATTCAGATATGAGTGGAGTACCAACTGAATCTATGAAAGTGAAAGTTTTCCGTCATCATAAACCTGGCGGTCAATTTACTTTTAAGGTTGATTCTGGTAATTGTGTACACAGTTCAAATCATGATTTGACTGTTATTTATGTACCAAATTGCCCGGATCTTAAGAACCGTATTGAATGGTTACCTATCACATATCCCAAAGGAACAGGAACTTGTCATATGTATGTTCGTTCCTACGATGAAATGTTGGAAGACGAAATTCTTGTTGAATTTGGACGTGTAGGTCATAAATACCGTGAGTTTTGGGGAGGTAATTATCAATCTCATTTAGCTCGTAATGGAGCTTGTATGGGAGTAGTAGTTGCTGAATCGAAGACACCTGTTATTGTTGGTTTCCATATTGGCGGAAATTCAATGACAAAGGCTGGTGTGTTACAGACTGTTACTCAAAATGATGCTGAATATCTTATTGACGCGCTTGAGCTTAAGCCTGGTGTTTTGCTCTCTGCGGATGCAACAGACATTCCCAAGAAACAATATGATATTGATATTTTGGAGAGTGATAAAGTTCACCCAAAGAGTGTGTTTAGCACTTTAGAGGCTCACGCATTTATTGATGTTCTAGGTTCTACCCGTGTACGAAATCAACAAAAGAGTGTAGTAGAGCAATCTATTATTTCTCCTATCGTTGCGGAAGTCACAGGTATCGAAAATCAATGGGGAGCACCTAAATTGCTCCCTAATTGGAAGGGTTACAATGCGACATTAGAACACATTGTTAACCCAGCTGACATGTTTTCACATGTTGAGTTGGAAAGAGCTCGTCAAGATTGGTTAAAGGATTTGATTCCTTTAATGCGTCGTCATGCTTCGAAGGAAGAATTTCGTCCTTTGAATGAACGTGAAATGGTCATGGGTGTACCAGGAAAGAGATTTCTTGATGCTTTACCTATGAGCACAGGCATGGGTTTCCCTGTTTTTGGAAAGAAGTCTCTCCATTTCGAAGAAATTCGAGATGGTGAGGTTTTGGTTGATCGAGTTCCAGATCAGTCAATACGTACTGAAATGGACAGACTAATGTCATGTTGGAAACAAGGAAAGCGAGCTTATCCTATTGCTACAGCCACATTAAAAGATGAACCAACACCTCTTCATAAGGAAAAAGTTCGTGTATTTCAGGCTGGAGCTGTTGCTTTTGGATTGTACATTAGGAAGTATTTTCTACCTATTGCACGATTCTTGAGTATGTATCCTTTGGTGTCCGAAAGTGCTGTTGGTGTGAATGCTTTTTCCCGCGATTGGGAACATTTGATGGATCACGCTAACAAGTTTGCTGGTGATAACCAAGTGATTGCTTGGGATTATTCAAAGTATGATGTAAGAATGAACTCGCAGATTACACGAGCTGTATTTCTTTCATTTATTGAATTGGCCCAAATTGGAGGTTATCCTAATGAGGACATTTATATTATGCATCAGATGGTTTCAGATATTGTTCATCCCTTGTTGGATTACAATGGAACTTTGATTATGGCATATAATATGAACACATCAGGTAACAATGTTACTGTGAATGTTAATAGTACTGCTGGTTCTTTCTACGTTCGGCTTGGATTCTTTAACGTATATCCGAAAGAAAAAGATTTTAGAAAGTGTGTAGCAGCTATGACATACGGTGATGACTTTAAAGGAAGTGTACATCCTAATTATCGTGATTTCAACTTTGTCACTTATCGAGATTATTTGGCTGATCATGGTATGAAAATTACCTTACCAGATAAAGGAGATAATGTTGTTAAATTTATGAAAGATGAAGATGCAGATTTTCTTAAAAGACAATCTCAATACATTCCAGAGATTGGGTGTAAGATTGGAAAGTTGGATGAAATGTCTATTTTTAAGAGTTTGCATTCCAATTTGAAATCAACTACTCAAACAAAGAAACAAGTTGCTTCTAGTTGTATTGAGACAGCTATGCATGAATGGTTTGCACATGGTCGTGAAGTTTATGACATGCGCAGAGCACAAATGCAAGAGGTTTGTCGTCAAGCCAAGCTGATAGTTCCTGCAGTGGATATTACATTTGACGATAGAGTTGAGTTCTGGCTCTCTAAATACAGACAGGCGTAGTTACAAAGATGCATTAAGTGGACGCCGAAATAACTTGTATATATTGTATATACGCTGATATTAATGCATATATCAGCAATCTTAAATTATCCTTTTAATAATATGGTGCAAGGACCCGCACGAAGTCTCAGGGGTCCACAACATGATGAGTCGAACATCAGCAATTCGGCAGGGATGGATGTCCCGAAAATAAATAATTTTCCGCAAGCTTTGGAAATTCAAAAGCATGTGGGTAGTTTTCTTGTAGAAGGAAAACGTGTTCATGTTGTCAGCATGAGTGATTCTGAGTGGTTTGCTTATAAGCGTTGGAGAGACAAGAAACCTAAGAAAGTTTCTTTGCTGCCCCAGGCTGACGAAGCAAGCATGCATCAGATGTCTCAAGCTGTATCATTGGGTGAGGGTACACATCAAGAGCAGAACGTTAAGTTTCTTGACACTCACCCTGGGCACAAATTGGAAGAGAAAGGTGATTTTGATCCTTTGCGGGATCATGCACTTGCAAGCGATGCGTCGTTAGACGAATTTTTTGCTCGTCCAATTAAAATTGCAACAATTAATTGGGAAATTGGAGGTACGAACCCTGATCAAATTATCGATCCGTGGTCTTTGTATTTTGAAAATCCACGTGTTATTAATAGGATTGCTAACTATAAATTGATGCGATCCAAATTGCATGTTAAAGCCTTGATCAGTGGTAATGGTTTCCATTATGGTCGCGCTTTGCTAGCATATAATCCTTTATCTAATAAGGATACAATGACACCAGCCGAGTTGGGTGTAGATACAGATTTAGTTTTGTTTTCACAACGACCCAACATTATCCTCGACCCAACTAATTCACAAGGTGGTGAATTAGTATTGCCCTTTTTCTATTATAAAAATGTATTAGATATTACAAAGGGAGATTGGGCTGAAATGGGTGATTTGATTTTTCAAGTCATTAACCCATTGAAGCATGCTAACGGAGCTAATGAGGGAGTTACCATTACTTTGTTTGCGTGGGCTGAGGATATTAAATTTGCTGTTCCTACTGAATCTGTTCCTGCAGCGATTACCCCTCAGGCAGATGAATTTGGGAAGCGACCAGTTTCTTATGTTGCTGGCGTTGTTGCAAATGCTGCAGGTATGTTGTCAACAATACCACCAATTAGACCTTTTGCGCGCGCTACTGAGATCGGCGCAACGGCTATTGGGAAGATGGCAACATTGTTTGGGTATTCACGACCTGTTATACTTGAAACGGCATTGTACCGTCCAGTGAATAAGCAAAATTATGCCGTTACTAATGTGCATGATGATGCTGCTAAACTCACTGTTGATGGTAAACAAGAGTTGACAGTCGATCCTCGTACTGTTGGTTTGAGTGATGTGGACGAAATGGGTATTAATTTCATTGCTAGCCGCGAATCTTATTTCCAACAATTTCCGTGGCAACTTACTGATACTTCTGAAAGTTTGTTGTGGAATTGTACAGTGGACCCAGGAATTTACCGAACGTTTGGTTCGGAGTATTTGCTTCCTGCTACTGCATATGCCTCCTTACCTTTTAAAAATTGGCGCGGATCAATGAAATTTCGATTTCAAGTTGTTTGCTCCAAGTACCATAAAGGTCGCCTTAAGATTGTATGGGATCCTAATGGAGCCCAACAACTCACTGCTGAATATAATACAGCGTATACCACCATTGTTGATATTGCAGATAAAACCGATTTCACAATTACTTGTGGTTGGGGTCAAGACACTTCTTATAGGAATGTATTGCCCTTTGCATCACGATCTGCAGGGCTTATTTCCAATACTAGCCCTCTTGGTATTGATTTTTCCGATCAAGATTATGGCAATGGTACTATTGCTGTTTATGTGGTTAACACTTTGACAGCGCCTAACGACACAATTGATAATGATATTGCAATTAACGTGTTCGTTAGTATGGGCGACGATTTTGAGGTAGCTCAACCGTCGACAGAACGTTTAGCCCGTGTTCGTCTTACCAACCCCACAAACTTAACACCTCCGGGTTTAGTTAATACTGGTGGTAATGGTGGTGATGATGGTGACAGCGGTGATGAGAATAACCAAGGTGAAATTTTACCTCAGGCTTCAGAATCATCTGCCGTTGCTTGTCCTGAAGAACATCAAAAGGTTGATTCTCATCCGAAAGCAGCTGTTGAGTTGAATCAGATGGGACAGATTACTGATGTTCAGGACCAAACGAATCATGTTCATTTTGGTGAATCTATTCGTTCTTTCAGGCAACTTGTTAAGCGTTATAATACATCTGAATATGTTCCTGTGAATGGGGATATTGATGATCCTACTATCG